ACAAAATTATCGAACCTCTACATTCTAGGTGTTCTGTTGTTGATTTCTCGATTAATAAAAAAGACAAACCAACAATAGCAGCACAGTTCTTCTCAAGATTAACTTACATTTTGGAAGAAGAGAAAGTAGATACTGATAAAAAAGTTGTAGCAGAACTAATTAATAAACACTTTCCTGATTGGAGGAGAGTGTTGAATGAGTGTCAGAGATACTCAGTAAGTGGAAAAATAGACAGTGGAATACTAGTAACCTTTTCAGATGTATCAATCGATGAACTTACAAAAAACCTCAAACAAAAAGACTTTTCGGCAGTACGCAAATGGGTTGTCGATAACTTGGACAATGATCCTGCTGTACTTATGCGTCGTGTCTACGATGCTCTTTATAGCACCCTTGAAAACTCTAGCATTCCTGCTGCTGTGCTTATTATTGCTCGTTATTCTTATCAAATTGCCTTCGTAGCAGATCAAGAAATAAACTTACTAGCAGCACTTACTGAAATTATGGTAGAGTGTGAATTTAAATAACAATTATTATGACTAAATCAACTTTCACTAAAACTAAAGCACAAATTAAATCCTATCAATATTATTTGTTCTGGGGTGCTTGTACCGTTGCTGTTATGGCTGGACAAATCTTTGTTGGTGCAGGATATCAATCAATGTCACAATCAGTAAAAGACCTTACTGAAGTGATTGAAATTAAAATGGAATGGGAAGAATTGAGAAGAGGTCAAAATAGATCACCTTATATGCCAATGAGTGATTGATGTCTCTAAAATCTTTTAAAACACCACTACGCTATCCTGGTGGCAAGTCTCGTGCTTGTAAAAAAATGGAACCATTTTTTCCAGACCTTAGAGATTATGATGCATACTACGAACCATTTTTAGGTGGCGGTAGTGTGGCATTGCACATTACAAAGAAATATCCAAAACTAAAAATCATTGTTAATGATTTATATGAACCATTATATAATTTTTGGTTACGTTTACAAGTTGATGGAGATTATATTCATAGTCAACTACAACAACTAAAATCAAGATTCCCTGATCGTGGTTCTGCAAGAGGATTATTTGAGGATGCGAAAGAAAAATTATATGATTTAGATGTATCAGATAAAGACCGTGCAGTTTGTTTTTATATTATTAACAAATGTTCTTTTAGTGGTCTTACAGAGTCTTCATCATTTTCAGAACAAGCGAGTGATGCGAACTTTTCAATGAGAGGTATTGATAAGTTACCAGTTTATAGTAAGTTAATTAAAGATTGGTACATTACAAATGTTGATTATCGTCATATGTTAGGAGATAAAGAAAAAACCTTTGTGTACCTTGATCCACCATACGATATCAAGGATAATTTGTATGGTAAGAAGGGTTCTATGCACAAAAAGTTTGATCACGATGACTTTGCAAAAAATTGTGAAATATATAATTCAGAGATGCTTATAAGTTACAATTCAGACCAATTAGTAAAAGATAGATTTAAAGATTGGAATTGTGCTGAATTTGATTTGACATATACCATGCGTTCTGTGGGAGAGTATATGAGAAATCAAAAAACAAGAAAAGAGTTACTTCTCTTCAATTATAATACAGGAGTTTTTTAATGGACGATAGACCATCAGATATGTATCAGGACATGAAGAAACTTAATATGCTTTATGAAGAGATGTGTTGGGATAATGATGACATCTTAGAGTTTTATCCTGACTATGTAAACAACACTATTATCATCCGAAACAAAACTATGGATGACGAACAAGTAAGCGGATAGTATGTCAGATTTTATTAAACGACACATCGGACCTTCCGATCAAGAACAATCTAAAATGTTGTCTGATTTGGGTGTCTCAAGTATAGACGAGCTCGTCAGACAAATAGTTCCAGATTCAATTTTACTTCGTGGTGATAGTAATTTACCAGATGGGTGTAGTGAGCAACAGGCACTTGCAGAACTTAAAGATATTGCTTCACATAATATTGTCAAGAGAAGTTTAATTGGGCAAGGATATTACGGTACGATCACACCACCAGTAATACTGCGTAATGTATTTGAAAATCCTGCTTGGTATACATCATATACACCGTATCAGGCAGAGATATCTCAGGGAAGATTGGAAGCATTATTTAATTATCAAACACTTATTACAGAACTTACTGGATTGCCAGTTGCAAACGCATCTTTATTAGATGAGGGAACTGCTGCTGCAGAAGCAATGTTACTCGCTTTCAGTCAAAGTAAGAAAAAAGATTTTATAGTTGATGATAAAATATTTCCACAAACATTAGCAGTATTAGAGACTAGAGCAAAACCATTAGGTATTAATATTATCAAGATTGATTTAAATGCGTCGATATCAATATCTTTCTTTGCTGATGCATTTGGATTTATTACACAACTTCCAAACAATCT